AGTGGAGTCATCACGGGACTCTAAGACACTACTCATGTTACCGTCGATGCGGGCCCTCCCATCACGGGTTGGCAGCCCACCGACCATAGCGAATCACACCTTTCCTCCCTCCTGCACGTACTGGACTCACGTTACCAGCATCCTCCCTAATGTGAAAGCAACCGCACTGGCTGCGAACACAGGAGGATTACGTACATCGGGCAAAGTCCGGTGCTATCAACAATGGTAGGGACAAGAAGTCCTCACAACGCGGACAATGAAAACCATGAGCTCGTCTGAATCCTCTCACTGAAGGGACTTATCTCCACTAAAGAAGAGGGACGCAGCGCTCAGGACAACCCCGTCCAGGGGACCAAGGCCTAATATGGACTAGCTCAGGCGCCACAAAGTGAACCGTTAGAGCTAGGAGCCAGAAGCGGCAATGGCGGAGTACGAACTCCAAACCTGTGCTGGCTCGCGGCGAGGGTGTTGTGCACCCTGCTACGAGAATTCCCTCGGGAATGCCTGCAGGATGCAGGGGATGACAGGATGTCGACCTTTCCATGGCCGAATAGCACGAATGCTACCCATCACATAAATCTAGAACGCAGTGGGACGTTTAACCCCATCTTCCGAGAATCCACTCGGTCGTTAGCGTGTGGGAGGAGGCACCAATGCACTCCTCCCAAAGCAGGACTCATTTGCAAACACTCAAATTACCTAACTAAAAAGCTTCGGTATGAGAGTGTGACCGGCAGGTCCAAAACCACCAGCCACTAAATGCGATGAAAAACAGAGCCGGATCCATTCTTAGGCAGATGCCGTAGGCACCCGCTTCAGAACGGGTGGGGATGACTTGCTCCTTTTGGGAGCCTCCCCACTCGTGGTAACTATAACAGTTCCCGTCTCCAGACCCTGTTGATCATCATCGGAATCGTCATCAGACTTGCAGTCTGGCGCGTCCTTCCGAAAGTGAACGCACTTTTCCTTTTGGGACAGAATGCGTAGACAATAACGAATATCGTCCAAGCCTTTCATGTCCTTACCGTCCAGTGACCTCAACGAAGCGTACTCCTCTAAGGTCAACCAGATCTGACTCTTGTGCACCTGCTGCGGGACACTAGGATGCCACTGATTTGTCTGTAGGACGTCCCCCTCCTGAGAGAGGAACCCCATAAACGCTCCAACGGCATCAGCATCCCACTTGGCACCCAATAGCCAGGGAGGGTTAAGAACCATCTTTCTCAGCCTAACTGGAAACTCCTCCAACAGGCAACACGGAATAGGAGACAAGTCGGGTTTCCCCGCCGCATGGGACAACTGGTGCATCTTGTCGATGACCTTTCCCTCCGATCCTAGCAACCCTGCCAGGAAGGGGGAGATATAGTCAAAGGCCTTCACACCCTTTTGCACCAGCGGCATACTCATACCCAATACCTCATTAGCAGCAGCGGACAAGGAGTCGACAAACGGTGTTTCCTTGACCCCATATCCCTCGGAAGGGACATCTGGAGCCATGGACATCTTGATTTTCTCCATAGAATCCACACTACCATAGGTAAGTTCCGGTGTACCGATGAAACGAGATGCCGGCAATGGCAGGTACTCAATATTCATAAACACCTCCACGGTCCATTGATCAGTACTGCCGTCGCTGGCAAAGCCCCAGTTGAACATAACCAGGCCCGTGTCAGCGAACTGATGATTCGTGTCGGCAGTAATTAGCCCCAACCCAGGTGCACGCCAGGACTGCCCACCGAACGCCGTGATGGCACCCGTCTGAACAAACCCAGCGGACAACGTGTCTGCTTGTGGGACCCAAAACATATGACACCCATTGGCACAGGACGCAGAATCCATTTGCTTCATGGGAGTATTGGCAGTGTACCCAATAATGTCAGCTGGTGTGTTAAAGTAGCCATACGAAGGCAAGTTTCCACACAGCATGTTCATACCTCGATTCATGATAGGACCAATGTCAATAACCTTAAACCCCATAGAAACAACCCTGTACATTGCGGCAATGCCGCTCAATCCAGATGATCCACTACCGAGTTCTGAGAAATCAGTGTAGGACCATACCACGTTGTTCTTTGAGGTAGAGGCCGTAGACGCAGTCCAAATCCCATCTTTGAGGTTTGGATACAATACCAATCCGACTACGGTGTCGGTACCAGCAGTGATACGGGGGACCGTTATTCGCTGCACAAACTGAGATGTGAGTGAGGGTTGTCTAGTTCCATCAGGAATCCGAATATCAGGTATAGATGGGTTAGATTGGCCAAGGAAATACGCTAACGCGTTGGTTTCCAAGACCTTCTCATACCCACTAACCTTTTTAAGGACCACCGACTTCTCTTTCTTTTTCCCCGCCTTCGCTCCACCTCCAGCCAGAACACCGACTGTCACGCCAGACTTAGCATTTGGGGGCCGGTTGGGCTCAAAGAGCCCTCCTCTAGCACCCGCACGCCACCGGTCGTTCATGTAATCAGTGCCTCCGGTAATACCGTCGTACAACGCCCCCGGGTACAGAATGTTCCCGATGTCGTCCACGATGCCCTGTGTCTGGGCACGGCCGCGGATCTTGTTTTCGGCCTTCGCAATCTTCTTCTCCTCCTTGACGAGCTTTCGCTCATCTTTGGCTGCAGCAGCGGTTGCCAACGCTACCTTAGCCAATGACTTTCTGTTTTTAGTCATTGTACCGGCGGATCTTCCTTTAAGCACCGATACATGATGATTAGACAAGCCATAAGAGGTAGTGACTTCATAAGGTACGCCATATAGCTCCAGAAAGAAGCCGGAGGTCGGCACTGCCCAAGCAATGTCGATCCGTGGACCATAACTCATCAGCCACCCCGTAAACACATTCCTCAACCAGAGATCCCAGTAAGAATCCTGGAGAAGACCTGTGCCAACGTCGTACCACCCCCGGCGCGTCATTCGCCTAGAGGACACGACCAATCCCGCCAACCTACGGTAAGGCTTGACAGGAGTCGGCACAACAACACCTCCGACCTCAACAAAGTTCTGAGACAAGAACTGTGGAGCCTCCACTTTTAGAGTCATTCCAACTCCGTCGAAAAACCGAAGAATAGCGGGAACGGTGAATAAGCCTTTTACCTCATCGCTGAAACTCATGGCGACATCGTCGCCATAGACCAACAACTCAACGTTTTGCTTAAACTCACCCCAACCCGATTCAGGTGCGACCGATTTCCAAAACATGAACCACAAAAGTATAGTGACCATTGTGTCATCGTCGGATGTCAAAAGACTCCCGCTAGACACGCCACCAAACACTAAGTATTCATAACTATCGGGCATAGCGACCGAACGTGTGATAGTCTGCTCAAAGCAGGTCATCACCCATTTATACGCCTCAGCCCCTCCAGTTTGCTCCAGGATCTCAGCACGCCATCGGTAAACGACTTCTAGGAAGACCCTCCTGACGGAAGAATCCATATTTTTGAAGTCAAAGTACAACTCATTCGGATGGGCATTGAGCCTCTCCCTCAGCATCCCCCACTCCTTCTGTTTCCGCAGACCAATCATCATAGGCGATACAAATCTAGCCTTTGAATGTAAAAGATCACACAGATTCTTAAAGAGCATGAGACACCAGTGGTGAAACTCTTGTGGTCCCCCCATGTAGAATCGAGTATCTCCCTTTATGACCTTCTCCACTGCTCTCACTTCCTCTTTCGAGGACCCAGAGAACCGTGGGGTCACAGGGACTCCTGACTGAACTCGAGGGAGATACTCACCTGTCATAAGACAGTGGTACTCTGGATCCTCGATGCAATCATCACGGGTCTTGTAACCCATGAATGACCACGGAAAGCCAGGTCCGGTAGAGCCACCAGCAGCCAGAATGCTCTCCTCGTAACTTAGGACGCGAGCGCCCTTCACCACGGGGTCAAAACACTCATGAAGCATACTGACGGCCCCGGGCAAATGACGCAACAGTTGCGGATCAATGCCCTCATTACCATTCCCCTGATGAGCCCAGGAATACTTGATCAACCCGCGATAAGCACTGAGAACAGGCGTACCGCTGGTAGTGTAACCAAAGAGCTCCTCAAAGTCCACGGGCTGCGGGCCCGTGGTTCCATTCCACTTTCGTTCCGAGTACCGTGAGTGGGAGTCAACCTTCCACCCAAGATAGTTCAAGAAATCATAATTAAAGAAGGTTTGATCCCTCTCTTGTAATGACCTATTGTTCCTTCCTAGGTAGATGCAGCCCCCCACATCAACGGCCCTACCGTGCTCTATCTCCCATGAGGATCTCTCCCTACGAATAGGCAGCGCCCCCACAAGATACATAACAACAGTTCCAACGATTATGGTGCCAATCGACAATCCCCCCTTGGACTTCGGGGGGGATACAGAAAATCCTTACATTGTGCCGCGGAAGGGGCAGTAATGCCTAG